ATCGGAAATATCAAGAATAGAAACTTCTTCTCTTTTTGCTTTACTTTTTAAAGCTCTTGGTTCACGAAGATTTACTGTCTTATAATTGTCATAGATATTTTGACCTATTAATCTAGCAAGTTGAGTAATATCGTCTTTTCGAAGTTTATTCTTATTTTTTGGAAATACCAACTCAGGGTCTATAGTTTCTTTTAAACTATATCTCCTTACAGCATGTTCTAAAGAATCAGGAGTAACTTTAAGTTTTTTAGCAATTTCTCTATAGCTCAACCCTGCTTCTAAATAAGCTTTAATAACCTCTAATTTTTCTTCTGTATATTTTTTCATTTTATCTTCTCCTTCTTACTATATCGACTTTTAAAATCCAATCTTCATCTTTACTTGTTAAAACTATTCCAAATAAAGGAAATTTATTTTGCGAAAAAGCCTGTTCCCAAATTTTATTTAATAATTTCGTATTAATTGAAAAACTCTTTTTTTCTGTTGTTTTTATTTCTACACAATGCTCTTCAGAAATCCCATCGCCTTTCTGATAAAAAGCTCCGCTATTAATTGTCTTTATAAATAATTCTTCGCCTTTATCGCCTTTTTTTCTTTTGTTCATTTTCCCCTCTTACACTTATAGTATATCACATTTATACCTCTGCTGTCAAGCCTACAGTGCTAACTTTTTTATCCCTAACAACAAGATGTAGGGAGAGAGAATTACTCTCTCCCCCATATCTTGTATTTGGCTTATTCTTCGTTCTTTTCTCTCTTTGGTGTCTCGGAAGTTTTACCAACTCGCAATTCAACTCCTAGCTTCTTCATTATCACTATCTGATTTCCTCTTACATCTCTTATCATCTTGCCTAAAAGCTCAACACCTTTAACTATATCGCCAACTGATACAGTGCCAGCTTCAGCTTTTGCTTTGAGTTTATTGACTTCCAATTCGAAATCTTTGTATCTGAGCATAATCTTTACCTCCTTCCTTTTTATTTTGTTCCGTATTCCATACCCTCTGGCTTACGGAATTTTATTTTTTTACAATAATAAGATTTGACTCTATATCCTATAGCATAACCTAAAATCAAACCTAATAAAAATAATATCATAAATCTTCCTCCTTAATTTTCTTGTCTCTATTTCTTTTATAGTGTTTATCCGATTTTTTTATTTTAGTTTTTGGATTTATTGTCCAAGTTCTTCGCACAGCAATTTTAATAGGTTTATGACATCTATTACAAATAAAACCACATAAATCATAAGTTATTGCTGGATTTTTACAATTACAATATTTAGACATTTTTTAATTACCCTCTTTTTTTGGAAAGGCTTTTTCTTCAATTAATTTTCTTTTATGTTCAGTATTTAATTCATCAAGAAATTCTTCAATATCTTTTATACAAGAAAGGGAAAATAGAGTATTAGTTTCAGGGAAAAAACAATATTGTCTCCATTGAGAATACCATTTAATTTCTCCTAAGTAAACATTAGTTTCTTTATTACTTACATTATATACTTGTGTTTTACTTTTCTTTTCAACTTCAAAATATTTTAACCATTTAGACATTATAAAACCTCCTTAACATCCCAATTTAAACTTTCGAAAATTGTATCTAGCTTCATCAAGATGTTTCGTTGAATAATCAATGACCAATCGACCAGCCCTCTGTGAACATGGTCAAATACTTCATCACTAAACGCTATAACATCTTTAGGTTTATCTTTTCTATGTAATACACTTACTTCTTTACTATCGAATTCTTTATTGTATTGTTTTTTAGCGTATTCTAATCCTTCTTTTCTAGTTAAATTTTTATCTAAAACTATATCTTGATAACTAATTCCATCTTTTTCGAAATCATTTTTAATCTTAATAATGGTTTTTGTATCGCTCTCTTCTTGAGGTTTAACATAAATATAATAAAAACTCTCTCCAATTTTAACCGAAAATTCTGGAGTATTCTCCAAAGCTCTAACAAAAATAGGTTTATTTTTATAGTTTACAGGGTCTTTAGCTAAACGACAAGGAAAGGCAATATCCTGTAAAGGAGCATTTTTTATATCTTTTTGCTGTAGTTTAATCCATTTGAAAATCTCTTCTTTAGGAGTATCATTATGTATTTTATTAAATAATTCTTCTTGAAATTTAACCATAAATTTAGTGCTATTTCCAGACCAATAAGCTTTTCCGTTTCTCATAACAAAAATAGTATGATAAGGTTCAATATCTACACAATAAATTTTTCCTTTATATTTTTTAGTTTTTATTTTTTTTGGATTTATTTTGAAATATTTATTGGAACTTTCTGAAATTTGATAATGAATTCCTCCTATATTTGCCCAATGATTTACAATCCATTTTTTCTTAAATTCTATTTTTCTTTCTAATATTGTAGCCGATTTGCCTATTTTGGTTATCAATTCTTGCAAATCTAATGCCATTTGTTTACTTGAAGTAGAAAAAATTCGTTGTTTAGTTTTACCTTTATACCATCCATCTCCTAAACAATAAGTATAAAGAAAATGTTCAATAGTATGAGGAAATGCTTTTTTAATATAATTAGGTATAATTTTATTTTTAGCATTATTTCCATATTTTTTTAATTCATAAGCAATTAATTTATTTTTTATTTGAAATCCTCTTTCGTTTTCATAAAAATAAACAGATAAGTCTTTTAAAAGTTCTTTTATTAGTTTCTTTTTTTGGCTATTTTTATTAGACTGACCAATAAAAATTTCATATATTTTTTTCTTTTCATTAATATAAACACATCCTTCGCTTAAATACCAGCCCATAAATTGAAACCAAGCATCTATAGGAAATTGTATTTCTTTATATTGTCTATTTACTATTCCAGACAAAATAAAATAATTTCCTAAATGTTGTCCATTCCATTCATAATATTTTTGAGAAGTAAAATTAGTATTAGAATTTTTAATTTCAGTTATCGTTTTAAATTTATTTCTATCTGTATGTGGAGACTGATAAGTTCTTTGTAAAAATTTATGATTCGGAGTTACACAGAAATCTATAGATTGGTCAGAATAAGTAAACATTTTTCCTTCGTAATCTTCTTTAATTATATTTTTAATAGGATAATAATGGGATATATTTGTTTCGGGATTCATACTTAAAACTTTATCTTCATAAGTTAAATTTTTAAAATATTTCCAACCCGAATCTGTTAAAATCAAAGTTTTTCCGTCAAAACAATCTTTACGCTTACTTTCAACCCCTTTAGTTTCTCGTTCACCATTATCTTTGATAGCATCGTATCGGCATTTTGTAAGGAGGATAAGAGATTTAAAATAACCCTGATACTCAAATTCTACATTAACTTTATCTTTACCAAATTTTTTACCCCATTCTTGAACGATTTCATTTAATAAAGAAGAAATATCTTCCGTATTATTGTTTATCATAATACCATCTGTATCAACATAAACTACTTCATAACCTTTTTCTTTTAGTTTATCTATTGTATATTTTAAAACATCTCTTGCTAAAAAAGTAGTAGCACTTGCTACATTTTTGTTATAAAGCCTAAAGAAACGATTACCAAATACTCCATAAGCGGAATTAACCACACTTTTAATAGCATCATACATTTTTTTTGTATCTTTATATTCTTCGCTTTCATGAGATAAAGTTGACAACTTTTTCTTGATGTCAACTTTTAAGGTTGTCAACTTGTTGACAACAGTAGGTAATAAAGCTTTAGAATTTTGTTTAAAATAAGTTTCGTTGATTTTAATAGGAGTATAATCTTTTTCTGCTGTTAAAGGAGCAGTTAATAAAATATTCGCAGGGTCAAGACAAAAATCGCTTATCATAGTAGGATAACAACTTGAAAGGTCATACACCCCTACGTCTTTTAAATGACCTTCTCGAAATACCTCTCTAAATGCTCCTTCATAATCTTCTTTTTCTAATAAAGTTCCTCTTTCTTCAGCAGGTTTCATCGGAAGAATTATGTTTTGATTTTTTGCTTCTTGTAAAAGTAACATATCCAGCACTCGGCTATTAAATAACATGTCCTCCCATTCTACTTTACTTAATCTTCTAATCGCATCGAAATAATCTATTAAATGAAATTTTCTTTCTAATTTTTCTAATCGTCTTACGTCATTTTGATTCTTTTTTATAAGGTCATCAGAAATTTGATTAAAATCTACTTTTTTATTTGCTTCATCATTAAGATGTTTTTGAGCAATGTAATCGAGGGTGTATTGTTTTTCTCTATTTAATGTAATTTTTTTAAACCAACTATTTCCTGTAATAAATACTTTACCATTTCTTCGGCATACTACAGTTCCGTTATCTGTAGAAATACACCATACTTTACCTTTATATTGAATTTTTTCGTATTTAGCTAATTTAGGATAATATCGTAATCTCTGCTTTGACCCGATTATAATATAATTATTATCTTTATTAGATTTGCTTAAATTAGTATTATATCCGCATTTAAAAGCTAATTCTTGAAATTGGTTAGCTCTTTCGTTATTTTCTTCATAATAAATAAACCCATTTTTACGAATATGTCCATCTCCTTTAATCATTTCTTTTAAAAGAATATTTAATTGATTTTTATCTGCATTTAAAATATATCGAGGTAATAATTTATTTATTCCTATAATATCAAAATAATTTTTGATTTGACTTTTTTTATTAGATAAATAAAATTGAGTTTGAGTGTATTTTTTATATTCATAATTATATTTTTTATATTTTATATTTAAATATTTTAGAATATTTTCAATTTCTTCTATATATTGGTTACATTGTGTAATTTTAATTCCTTCAAATTTGCCATTACACATCATTATATTACCTTCAGTAATTATCCATGCTAATAATTTTAATTCTTCATTTGATAATTTACATGTTATACCATCGAAACCATTTTTACTATAGTTAAATAAATAGCATTGAGAGGGTAAGTTATCTGGTATGTCAAATTTAATATTTAAAGGTTTCCCTTTTCCATCCGCAGTTTGATATAATTCTCTATGATTAGGAGTAATTAATCTATCTGTTCTTTTATTTTTTAAATATCTCATTTTACCATTAAAATTATAGATATATTTTTCTTTGATAGGCATTATTTCTAATTGTTGTGAATTAATATTATATGTAATAGCATTTTTTATATCTTTTATTTCTTTATATTTTTTCCAACCATCTTCTGTTAATATTTCAGTATTTTGGTCAACACATAAATAATCGATAATACTTATTCCTGCTGGATAAAAAACTTGACCATCTCCATATCTAGTTTGTCCAATTATACTTAATTCTTTGGCAAAATCAGGATACCGATTATATAAATAATTATAATCAAATTGCACATTCCAAGAAAGCCAAAGGTCGAATTTTTCTTCTTTCATGAAGCAAATAAAAGCATTAATCATCTCATATTCTGAAGCGTATTTATCAAGTCTAAAAGTCATTAAAGTTTTTCTTTCGGAATTATAAACAGTAATTAAAGAAATAGGAAATTTAGCTTCTTCTACATTAGGCATTTCATTTGCTAGAACTTCAATATCTATAAAAGCGTATTTAATCATTGTTTTTTCTATTTTATCTACTTTATCTATTAAATACCTTTTAACAAAAAGAATATCAGCTTCGCAAGCATTTAAAGTTCTTTGTTTAGGAACATCACAAGGATTAGATACTAAAACTTTACGCAAACTTTCGCCTGTATATGCTTTAAATTGCCCTACAGGGTCTTTCTCATAAAAATAAGGAAAGAAATCCTTAATCTCATGAGTAATAAGCACTCCGTCTATATCTCTCTCGAATAAATAAAGAGTGCGAAAATTATTTGCTATATTTACTAAACGCATTTTATTTCCCTGTTATTGTTAATTTTTCTGGTATAATGTTTGAATAAAATTTTAAAGATTTTCTTTTAATTTCTTTACAGCAATCATTATAAATTTGAAATAAAATTTGTCTTAATTCGTATTGATTTTTAACTTCTAGAATTCGATAATATGCTAATAGATAGCGACAATGAGCATAACCATCTCCATATTGCACAATCCAATCTCCATAATTATCTTCTTTATAACCAAATTCTTCTAAAAATATTTTATATTCTAATTTCATTCTAATCTTTTTCTGTTATTTTTGTTAGATATTCTTCTATAAATTTTAATCCTACACAATAATAAAAATTCATAATTCCATCTGATAATAAAATTTGATGAACGTATGTTTTATCGACTGAATCAAATTGTTGATATTTGTCATTAAAAGTAGTTTCAACTGCTTTATCAAAAATTTTTCTCATTTCTTCGAAAGATATTTTTTTCATTATTCTAACATTCCTTTTTTACGAAGTTGGTCTTCTGTATATTCTTTTCCATCTATAAATCGCCCACCTTGTTTAATTCTATTAATATCATCAGGTCTAATAAATCCTTGCTCAACATAAGCACATTCAATAACAATAGAATCTTCTAAAGCTACAAATCTGTGCATTGTTGGAGGACGGACTTCAAAGACATCATTCTTTTTTAAAGTTTTTCTTCCGAATTCGGTATCAATTCTAATCTTACCAGAAACAACAATAAATTTATTAATTTTTGATTCATGATTATGTCGAGAAGAAAATCCTCCTCTACGAAGATAAAGCAAATCTATCTCTGTTTCATTAGAAAGAAGCATCCTGCGACGTTCACCCCAAACTTTAAAAATATTTGAATTATCAGGCATTATTTTTCTTCTTTCCCTGAAAGTTTCATTTCTTCTTGAATCTGTTTTAAAATTGATTGAATACTTGACATCGCACTTCTACAAGCTTCGACATAACCTTCTATATAATTTCTTATTCTTCTATAATCCGAAACTTCGGCACTTGCTTGTTTTTCTGCTGAAGCAGATACAAATTTACCGCCAGCATTATCTGTTTCTTGTTTTATTCTATTATAGGCTCGAACTTCTCGATTCTTTTTCTCAGTTATAGCAACAGAATAAGCAGTGTTTAATCGCATAAAAATACCAGTCAATTCCATTAATCCTTGTTTTGCCATTTCTGGATTTGTAGCTTGATTATCTCGAAGTAATTCAGCCCATTCATCAACTTTAGCTAATTCAGTTTTAAGGTCTTCTAAAACCAAATCTAAATTCTGCTCATCTTGAAAAAGTTTTTCGATTTCTTTTATTCTCATTTATTGCCTCCTTAAATATTTTTCTATTTGAATAACTTTCTTAATTTCTAAAATAATACGCTGAAAAAGTCCTATTAAAATTTCAAAATAAGAACCTTCTTTTGTAAAATGAATATCTCCTTTATGTAATTCTGTTTCAAATTTTTGAGTTGTTTTATTAAAAATAGGTTGTTCATATTCATCTACTTTTAAAGTTTCAAAATCTCCTGTTTTATCATCAGCCCATTGAACAAATCTAATTTTTTCATTGTTATCATTTCTAATTGCATAATAACCAGATAACCAACTATTTACATTTAAATACATTTTATTCCTCCTGATAATCTTCTGCTTTTTGAATAAAACCTTCTTTAACAGAATTAGAATGAAATCCATAAGCAATTAAAGCTTTCTCGATTTCATCCATAACTTCATGTATATTTTCTGCCTCAGTAATTAATTCTATTCTATTTTTTTCATCATATTCAAATATTATTTTCATTATTTTTGCTCCTGTATTAAATCACAATCTTTACAAACAACTCTTTTTTCGGATTTTGTTCCGTCTTTATAATAACCAGAAGAAGTAGCATATTGCGTTCTAACTTCATTTTCTTTTAATTCTTTACCACAACAATAACACTCATATTTTTTTACTTCATTCGTTTCCATATTTCCCTCGTTATTTCTTTTAAATCTTTTTCTTCTAAAATTTCCATAAATTTTTCTTTTCCAACTGCTTTTTTATCTTTATATTCATAAGTCTTTCCAGAAAAGTTTATAACTCCGTATTTAATTCCAGCAAATACTATTGATTTTTTATTATCTATTTTACCATCATAATAAAAATCTAATACTGCTGTTCTATGAGGTTTACCTTTTTTATTTTTAATAGTATGGAGATTAATTTCTACACCTATTCTTTCTTTATTATCTCCTGAACCTATATCCATAGGTTTGCCAGCTCTAAATTCTACTCTTGTATGATAAAGATGTTTCAAAGCTCTACCGCCTCCTGTTGTATAAGGATTCCCATACATAGTTCCTACTTTTTCTCTTAATTGATTAATAAAAATTATAGCTGTTTGATGTTTAGCAATTGTTTGATTTATTTTTCGGCAAATAAGTGCATTGACCCTTGCCTGAAGTGCCATAGTAGGTTGATTAGTATCTCTATCTATTTCTTCTTCTGGAATTAACATTGAAATACTATCTACTACTATTAAATCAGTATCTTCTTGAATTAACTTAACAAATAAATCTCCAGCTTCTTCTAATGAACCTGCTTTTAATACTAACAAATTATCATTATCAACACCATTTTGAGCACCCCATTGTGGGTCATAACTATTCTCAGCATCTATCCATACACATGTTTTGCCTTGTTCCTGAAAAGATTTAATAACATGCAAAGCAAAAGTTGATTTACCAGAACTTTCTGCTCCAAAGAATTCGATAAAATGCCCTCCATTACCAATTTTAATTCCTCCTAAAACATAATCAAGAGCAAAAACTCCGCTATAAATAACTTCTGTATCTTTAATATCAGAAGCTTTTTGAATAGCATAGTCTTTTTCTAATTGATTAAGAAGTTTATTTAGCTTTTCATTCTTTTTCGCCATATCTATCTCCGATTTTATATTTTTTATTTAATCGTTCAAAATCACATTTAATTTCATACAAATTAGTATCTCCAGTTATTCCCTCTGTAAAAAGACATCCCATACATCTTATAATATTGACATTACATTTACAATAAGGACAATATCTATTTTCGTTTTTTTGTTTTTTTGACATATTTTACTCCTATAAATTCGCTATTTATACCATTCAAATGAATGGCAGGTTCGCCTTCTTCCACTCTTCTACAATGCAATTCCAAAGTATCAAGAATTAACTCTGCTTCTTTGGATTCAATTCCTAAAATAACAGTTAATAATCCATAAGGAGTTAATTCGTATTTTTCTTGTTTTTTCATTATTTTCTTCCTTCTTTTATATCTATTAAATTTCTACGCAAAGTATAAATATTAGGATTTTGATTATGAGGTTTATAAGGAATTTTGCCAGGTGGCAGACCTAATTTTTTATAATAATCTCTTTCTGCATCATATAATTTTTCATCCATTTCTTGACACCAAATACAATGATTTACATGTTCAATACATTCTTCTAAAGTTTTTTCTCCTAAAGATTCTAAACAACGAGGACATTTATCAATAAAACCTTTTTTTCTAATGTCCATTTTATTCCTCCGTTAATCCTGCAAGACCCAAAACACAAGCATCTCCTAAATCTTGGTCTTTATTCTTTTTTAAATGAATTCCTAATGCCTTATTTATATAATTTACTATTTCTTTCTTTAAATAATCGCCTTTAATATTTTTATTTGATTTTTCAAAATTTATTAATCCCCTCGCTTTTGTAGGAAGTATAAAGTATTGTTTACGAGATAATCCTCGAAATCTGTCATAGACAAATGCTGAATGGCGAGCCAATGCTTTTAAAGTTCTAACATTTTGACCCATCCAACAATCTTCAATAACATTGAAATCTATTTTATAAGTCTGACTAATTTTTTTAGCAAAAATATCAAGTTGGTCAAGAAATAAATCAAGAGCATCTTTATCATTTACTTTTTGAGGAATTTTTATTTTTTCTAATATATCTAAGATTAAAAAATCATTAGAAGTTCTAATTACAGCTATACCTGTGCTTCTCATACTTACATCCCAACCTATAGCTATTTTATTTCTAGCAAGTTTTACTTCTAGTAAGGCTTCGACGGTCTCTATTTTAATTTTCTTTAGGTTTTTCATTTTTTTATAATATACCCATATTTTTTAATTCTAATTCCATTAATAGTTTAATTTTTATATTAGGATATTTTTCTTTAAACTTATTAAATCTTCTTTTTGTATTATCTCTCCAATAACCTTTAATTTCTATATATTCATTAGTTTTAGGTAAATAGAAATCTGGTGTATAAGTTATATCTCCTAAATAAAATCTTTTAGGTTCATATTGCCATTTAATTTTATTTTTCTCTAAATATTTAGCATATAGTAGTTCCCAAGTTGAACGAAAACAAATATTTTTATACCAAAACCTTTTACCATGTTTCGCTTTTTTACCCCACATGGGATTATTTTTGCCTTTTAAATTTTGATGATATTTACTATTACGGATTTTATTTATAGTTTCTTTTTTAAGATGTTTTTTCCAATTTGGATTATTTTTGCCTTTAAATTTTTTCGAAGTTTTTTTATATTTATAAGCACATTTTTTACATCTTTTATGGTTATAATAATAAGCATGAATAGATAATAATTTACCGCAATCTATACAATAAGATTTTTGCAATGTTTTGCCATGTTTATAATTAGCATTTTTAATCCCTGTTCGTAATTTAGAATGACAAGAAATACAAGCTATAGCTTGTATTGTTTTTAATATTTTTCCACAATATTTACATTTATTCATTGTTCTTTTCTTTTTGTATTTCATCAGCTCTTTCTAATATTTTAGTTTCCCAATTATATATACATGGAACAGAATAAGTTTTTATTTTGATTTTAGGGTCTCTAATAGGTTTGATTATAAATTGACCAGATTCTCCAGTTTCTTCGTCATATATATATTTAGCTCCTAAAGCTGGAAATTGATTTACTAAATTAGGAGAAAACCAACTTCCATCTTCTTTTAGTTGCATAAAAACAATTAAAATTCCATTTGTTCTTAATAATTGTTCAACAAATTTCATAAATAATTTATCAACTTTAGCAAAATCTTTAGGGCATAACCAATCTATAATAGTTATTGCCGAATCTTCTAATTCAATTTGTTCGGGGTCAACACACCAATCATATTTAAAATCTCCTTCTTTTAATCCTAATTGCAATGCTATTTCTGCAAATCTTGAAGTCGGTTCTAAAGATAAATAATAAGGAGTTATGCCTTCTTCTACTAATTTTTTAATAATATTTAAAGCTATATGGGTTTTGCCGAATTTATTTTGACTTCCTATTAAAATTAAATCTTTATATTTAAAATTAGCTATATCATAAAAATAAGGCATTTTAAAATTAATAGCCTTACCTACTTGAATTAATTCTGTTTTCCAATTAGCTCTTTTTTTAATTTTATAAGAACTTCTACCTGTTTTTAAAATATAACCTTCTTTAATTAAATAAGTTAAAACTTTATCTATTCTTTTTTTGTCTTCTCCTCTATTAGTTCCTACAATAGTCATAGCTATTTCGTTTCTACTTGCTTCTTCTACATCGTCTTTTAAATATTTTAAAACCTCATGAGCTAACTCTTCATTATCAAATTTTGTATAGTGTTCAAGTTTTCGAAGCATAGCATTAACTTCTTTTTGTGGTAAAGGAGATTTATTATGTCTATTTAATACGTTAAGCACATACTCAGTTTGACGAATATTTAACCCCTTCCTCAAAACGCCACCTAATTTCACTAATGAAACATTACGAGAACCTTCGTCAAATAATTCCATTTTAAAATCTTCAGTTTCGATTTCTTCTTTAAGTTGTTCGCTTTGAGTTTTACGAGGTATAGTAATTTTATTTAATAATAATTTTTTTAATTCGTTAGGCATTTTAATAATGGGATTTAATTCTTCTATTATTCTTTCTTTGCCTTCTATTTTACTTGGATAAATAACAACTTGACCACCATCATTTTCAATATCAATTTTATAATTATCTATTCTGGTCTTAGGTAATTCGGGCTCATATTGATAAAAAAGATGAAATCCTTTTGTTGTAGTTTGTATTAAAGTATTCCCCATAACTTTTTTAATATTTTCAGGAATAGGTTTTTGGTCAATATCTATAACAGTTATTCCCGATTTTTTTCCACATTTCATCCCAAGATTAAGTCCATCAGTAAGCCATTGAAGCCATTCATTTTTATCTGTATGAGTTTTAGTTGTCCAATTTTTTTCTACTGGCACTTTAGAATTACCTGCAACAGGCACTAAATCAAATTTATTTTCAACATAATAATTTAAATACTTTTCCAAATCTTCTTCGTCTTTTTTTGTAATGACTTTAACATCAAATAATTTCCTAACTATTTGATAAACCTCTTCCTCAGTATAATCTTTATTTTCTAATTTTTTAACTACATCTACAATATTATAAAGTCTATTTATTTTCTTTAAAGGTTGACAATTATGGCAATTTAACCCATAACTTCCTGGCACAACTTGAGCACTTTTAGCAGTGCCACAAAAAGGACAATCAAAAGCATCTAAAGGTTTTTTAACTTTATAATTAAATTTTTGTAAATAAGGAATAATATAACTCTCTATAATGTGTTTATACATTTTTTCTCCTCTTATCTGTAATTTGTAAAATATGTTTAGCAGTGTTTTTATGAATAGCTATCCAAGAACCGCCATATCTTTTAAGTTTTTTCTTAATTTCTTTTCTTACTGCTTTAGTTAATTTATTCATAATTAATCCTTTATTTTATATTATCTACTGTAAAGGCTATTTTTTCCTTTGTTTTTTGATTAGTAACTACCATATAATATCCATCAACATACTCCATCGTATCACCGCAATTACGACAAACCCCTGTGATAGGGTCAGGAGAATGATAAGTGCATTTATAAATGATAGGAATATACTCTACAGTATGACCATTTCTTTTTATTGTTATAGTTTTATGTTCCATTTTATAGCCTCCGTCTAATTCGATTTGGCATTATAGAATTGATTGTATATAAAATAATATTCGGTCTTTTGAATCCAAGTTTATACCTCTTTAAATAAGGATAATAACGATAAGTTACAAAAAATAAAAATATCATACAACCTAATGCTAAAGCATTTATAGTAAATAAATATAAATCTTTAATTATTATAGAATAAGTAATTCTTACAATATCATTTAATATAGCACAATTTGTAAATTTCCTACTCATTCCTTTAGCAGTGCCGACTTCGATTATCTTTTTGGCTTGAAACGAATATTTCCAAGAATCGAATATACCAGTAATTATAAGTAAAATTCCTATTATTGTTTTTAAATTAAGCATATTTACGAATTTGTTTGGAATGTTTAAAATTAATAACTTTAATTAATTGTCTTTTTCTTCTAGGTATTTTAACGAACTTAATAAATCCTTCTGCCAATGCTAAAGTATCTCCTAAATTGGCAACATGATAATGATAATGAATATTACCAGAAGGAAGTATTGCATGACGAATAGAACCTGTTTTTAATTTATTTTTTATTTGTTTAAAAACAGATAAGTCATTTTGAGATATATGTAAAGAATAATTTCTATTATTTGGTCTTTTAAAAATATAGCCTTCTCCTTCCCAAAATCCTACCAACCACGCTTTAAAAGGAATATTTAATTTATTTAATTTAATTTTCATTGTTTTATAATTTTTTAAAGAACGAGATAAATAGGCACATTCTAATTTACAATATTTTCTATTAGAACTTTTATAGGAAATAAATTCTTTTTCACAAACTAAACAATATTTTTTTATCTTTTTTAACATTTATACTCCAAATAAATGTTTCAATTTAATTATAATTTCATTCCAATTTAAAAGTAATTCTTGTAACCACCAAATAACAAATACTGCTTCAAATAGAATTAACATATAGGTTGTTAATTTTGTCCAGCGATTAGAACAATAAGCATCAAGATGTCGAGAAAAAAATCCTTTTCTTTTGCGGATTTTATTTCTTTTTCTTTCTTGAGTTCGTCTTTTTATTTTTCTTCTACTTTTTCTCATAGTAGATAATACCTTCTTTTTTAAGATATTTCAAAATATCTTCTCGAATATACCAACGAATATCGTCTAAACAATCTTCTATAATATCATCGATAGCTTGTTTAAATTTTCGTATTTTAGAGATTTTTAATTTTTTACGAAGTTTTAATTTTGGGTGTTTCATTTTATATTACTCCTACTATACAATAGTATAGCATACTTAACCCCTCGATGTCAAGGGTAGCTTACCAACTTTTGTTTTCTTAACATTATTCCGACGGTGATAATTTCCGTCGCACCAAATACAACCTTTATCGGTAAACCAATTTTTATTAGGAACATCCCTTAAACAATTAGGACAAATTAAATCATCATGGAAATACAATTTAATAATTAAAGGCTCTAATTCTTTAACTATTTTGTTTATTTGTTTTTTTGTTAAATTTGATTTTTTCATTTTAATCCCAAAATGCTCCATAATATTTAACAAATAATTTCATACCCTCATTAAATTTCTTCATTTGCTTATCAAATTTTTCTTTTGTATTTGTTTTAGTATAGTCGCAAGCTTTTTTATAAGCTTTAAATCCTTTAATAATCTTTTGTAAAATTCTTTTCCATTCTCTTAAACTTCTTACTTTTTTAGTATAAGGATAACCATGAATATATTTTTTCAAATGACTCATTCCTCCAATTATTATATCTGTAAGATAATCATCAAAATCCCAAGTATCTTCATCAGCCCATCCTCTTTTTCCTCTTTGAATAAAACTTTTAATCTTTAAAGGAATAGAAGATACATAATTCCAAAAATATCTATACCAATAACTTTCTAAATAATCTAGAATTGTCCAATCTTTTTTCATGTTATTTAGATAATCTTTAACTTCTTCAATTGAACTAAATTGCTTATCTTTTTTAATAGATTTCTTTTTTCGTTTAAAAAATTTACTTAATCCTTTTAAAGGATTACCAATACATGCACCTATTTCTAAATAATCCATTCTACTTTTTTTAATACGTTTTCCCATTTTGTTTCCTCCAGATTTCAAATAATTGTAATCCTTTCCCCCGATAAAAATTCCCTACTATTAAAATTCCTAAATGAGCTAATTTAATTAAAGTTTGATTGCTAACAAGCATTTCCCGAAATCCGTATTCAGAAGCATCGCCAATAGTCGTAGCCGAAACAATAACATCAATATGAGCCCAATGAATAGCAGTGAGGCACATCGGACAGGGCTCAGTTGACGAATAAATATAGCATCCTTCTAAATTAATTGTTTTGAGTTTTTTACAAGCTTTTTTAATAGCATTAATTTCGGCATGAGCTGTAGGGTCGTTATCTTGTAATACTGTATTATGAGCAGAAGCTATTACTTTCCTATTTTTAACTATTATAGCTCCAAAAGGAGATTGACCTTTTTTAATCCCTCTTTTTGCTTCTTTAAATGCTAAATTTATAAATTTATCACTTTTCATTTTAATCTCCTATATTTTATTACTAAAAAATTAATAATTAATAAATTAATGAACGGAAAGACATGGGCGATAACTACTGACCATTGTTTTAATAAAATATTTCCTGTTATAAAAACAACATAAGCAATACAGCAAATTATAAAAAATAATAAGCTAATCCCTTCTGTTCTCTTGGTGCGAAGTAGATGCCAGATTTGAGGCAAGGTTTCCAGTGTCCAAAGAACGCCAGCTAAAATAATAAGTAAATTAGCAAATTTATGCATTTATTCCTCTTTAAAATATTTAATTACTGGAAAACATAAAAAAGTAGTTATACTGCTTATTGCTATTAAAGGCAAGAAACCTACTTTATCAAATAACCACCCACCTAATATCCCTGCTCCAGCTCCTGTTAAATTACTTATAGAAGCCACGATAGCATAAGTTGTGCCTTCGTGTTTTGTTCTAGAAGCTAATTTCATAAATAAAGTCATAAGAGGAATATATAATATCATAGCTATTATCCCTCCTATTATAGTATCTAAAATAGCAAACCATTTAATATAATAAAACCAAATTAACCAGGTTGAAATTGCTCCTATAATAATACTAGCATAGAGCACTTTTTTAATTGGTAATGCCTTAAAGAATTTATTGTAAAGAATTGTTCCAATTACTGCACTGGCACTTCCTATGCTTCCTAATAAACCTAAAAATGTTGTTGAAATTTCGTGTTGTTTCATGTAAAACAAAAAAGCTATCCCTAGTCCTGGACTAAACATGCCTAAAAATAAAAATAAAGTTAAAACTCTTAATTGTCGGTCTTTAATATATTCTTTTATAGGATTTAGAATTCCTTGTATTATATTTATTTTATTTTTAATTTGAATTTTAATATCATCCATAAAAATAACAGCACTTAGTATAACTAATTGCACAAAACACATAATTTTAAATATCAAAAAATATCCAAATTTATCAATTAAAAGTCCACCTAATATCCCTGTTATTACTGCTCCCAAAGCTCGATAACCTAAAGAAATAATTTGATAATGTTTAGCATCTGAATCTTTTTTACTATGTTCTGCTATTTTAGCATCTACAACTACATCACGTAAACAATAACCTGTTGTATAAAATATCCCACACAATACTAATAGCCAAAAAGTAGGTTGTTTTAAAATACATAATAAAAACCATCCAAATAAACTAATTAAACAAGATAAAATAACATAAGGTTTTCGCCTCATTCCAAAAATAGGATAATTATCGCTTATCATACCAAAAACAATTTTAACATACCAGGCTATTCCTGCTATAGCACTTATACTTGCTATTTGTGCTACTGTAAAACCTAAAGAATGGTAATACAAAGGAATAGCAAGCCCTACTAATCCAAGTGCTCCTTGAAAAAAATAAGTTAAAGCAGTAATTATATCTAATTTATTTATTTTCATTTTTTAACCATTTGTTATATCTACTCCAAATTTCATCAAAAGTAACTGGTAGAAATTTCCACACATCTACTCCCACATTTATACAATCTGTAAATCCAAATCCTTTTCTTATTCTTTTTATTTCAAAATTATTATGCACATGCCCTACTAAATTAATTTTAAATCTTTCATCTGCATGAGCAGGGTCGTGAACCATGTTAATAAGTTGATTGTTTATTTGTATTACTAAACTTATGATTTTAGATTTATTTTTATTGTTTCTATCGTGATTTCCTTTTATAAAAATTATATTTCCATTTAATTGTTTTCGATAATAATCAAATACATTTCCTGTAGGTGCTTCTGAAGATTTATTAAAACAGAAATCTCCAATAACAAATACAGTGTCTTCTTCTTTTACTCTCGAATTCCAATTTTTAATTATTAATTCATCCATTTCTTTAGTTCGTATTTTTTCAATATATTTTGAAATCCAATTACCTTTTTCATCTAAATCAGTAGGTTTAAGCATGGGTCTATTAGTGTAGCGTATTATGTTACTGTGCCCCATATGCAAATCGCAGGTAAAGAAATATTTCATAATCTCTCCTTAAAAAAACCAACTCCCTTTTAATGTAACAGATAAAGAACTAATTATTTCTTTAACACTTTCCATTTTAATATTAAGATTATTTAATGAAATAGTTAAAGCAACCAGTAAATAAATAAGAGCTAATGACACCATTAATGCTATTAATCTTTCTATAATATTATAAATTTTATTAAACATTATTCTTCTATTTTTTCTCCCTCTTCAATTACTTTATTGATAAATTTTTGATGTCCTTTATAAATTTCTCTCAATCCTACAATATAACAAAAACCTAAAAAACCTACAATTAATAAAATAACTCCAAAAATTATTAAAAATATCGTCATTTTTTTACCTCCTTTAATAATTTATTAAAAGCTTGAGCATAAACTTTATCTTGATATTTACAAATATGTTCAATATATTTAATTGCATTAGAATAATATTTCGGAAAATATTTTTTTAAGTTTTTTAAAGCGAACTTTTCGGCATTATATTCTCTCTCTATTAAATTCTTCCCTTTAGTCTTAATATGCCCTATTTCATGAAATACTGCGTGAATAATATCAGGTATAGGCATTTTCTGTATTAATTTTTCATTATATCTTATAATTTGCACTTTTTGTTTAGTAATACTTTCAAATCCTTCTATAACTCCTGCAATATAATTTTTACCCAATCTATTGTCTTTCCAAAGCATAATTTTTGGTAGGTTTAATTTTTTATCTAATTTAGTAATTAATTGTATAAAGAATTTTGTTTTATTCATAATTTAAAATACCCAAATTAAAATATAACCTAATAAATAAACACTTCCCATCAATACTTCTTCTATATGAGGATTTAATTGGTCAACTTTTGAAATTCTAATAATAGGCATTAAAATAATTGGCACTAAACAATATAAAATTCTGAACCAATTTCCTCTATAATAAATAGCTGGTAAATAAGCCCCACTCCAACAAATTGCACAAGTTCCTCTTATTGCTATGTCTTTTAATATTTGATTAGAAATAAAAGAAAATAATTTTCCAATAGGGGAAGTTTCTCCATATCCTATTGTCAATAAAGCCCATGTAATTATCCATGTTGCAGGAATTATAATATAAGCTATCCAATTAATAAAAGGAAAACCTCCCAAAATATTTTTTAAAGCAATAAGAGTAAATAAAGTAGCTACTCCTATTCTTCTCAACCAGTTAGGAAAATTATCGCTACCACCCATTCGCCACAAAATTCCGCCTAAAATTATTAAACTAATATTTAAAATTTCATTTTGCACATAAGGACGTTCTCTTGAAATAGTGGAAGATTTTCCTTTGAAAATATAAGGCATAAAAATAAATATCGCTATTAATATTATAATAGCTATTATAATATAAAATTTTATCATCTTTGTCTTCTCCATTTATCATCTATTATAAGCCTTCCATTCCAATGAGCTATTTCATGCTGTATGCACACAGCAATAATACCTTTACATTCTTTGCCATTATTAAGTTTAATATAATTATATCTTCGAGTATCTATTGATAGACCTGGCAAAGATAAACAACATTCTCCTGGAAATCTAATAGGTTCTGATTTTTCTATTATTTCCGCATTGATAAGATTAAGTTTAAAATTAGGAAGTCGCAAAATAGATACTTTTTTTGCGACACCTATCTGTATAGCACTTAAACCAATCCCATTTTTTGTTTCTTTAAGAGTGTCTTCTAAATCTTTAATAATCCCCCTGCTCTCAAAAAAACCAACCTTTTCGCTTTTTGTTCTTAAAAAAGCTATATCGGTAACTATTTTTTTAATCATTTTTTGTTTTAGATTTTATAAACTCAACTAATTTTTTTACAAGCTCTACGAATTTTTCATAAATTTTTTTAAACACTTCTACGGTTTTACCAACTAATTCGGGTCGGTTTCCATAAAGATAACCCATACCAAAAGCTATTGCTATAAGCACTAACATTTTAATCATTTCCTGCCTCCTTTAAAAGTCTATTTAAATCTTCTATTTTTACTACAAAAGTCATATGATAAAGATATAAAGTATATTGACTAAATCCTTCTGGTTTATTTACATACATTATTCCTATTACAATGCCAAGTAATTCGCCTCTCGTATTTACACAAGCTCCTCCTGAATTTCCAGCAAAAGAGGGAGCAGAAATCATCATGTATTCGACTTCTTTATTATTATGATGTCTTTTAACAAAATTTGATACAACTCCTTCTGTAATTGTATAATGGAAATTTAAAGGATGACCAATAGTGAAAATTTTATCTCCTTGTTTAACAGGATGTTCAGAAATAGGCAAATAAACAAATTCTCCTTCTGGTTTGGGAAGTTTAATCAAAGCTAAATCTACTTTATTATCTTGATAAATATTTTTTTTATCTATGTCTTCAATTTTAATTTTTTTCCCATTAATAGTATTTAATTGAATAATAATTTTACTTTTTGATTTAAACATATGTTTAGCAGTTAATATATAGAGATAATCTTTATCGATTTGAACAATAACCCCTGCTCCACCTGGTTTCCCTACTTTTATTTCTACCGTTGCTTGTTTATATTTTTCAAAATCAGGTTTAGATTCTATTGTTTCGAAAACTTTATTAAAAAATCCTTCGACTTTTTGTCCTAATTTTTTTATACAAATGAATTGATAAAAAACTGCAATTATTAAAAGAAGAATAATAATTCTTCTTATCAAAATTTTCATAAAAACACCTTCTTTTTTATTTTAAATTACAATCTTCTAAAAATCTATGTATTGTTTTTAAATTTATTGCAATAGCAAAATTTTCTATTTGCGGAAAATTAAACATAATTTGCATAGCAGATAATACTCCTACAATTTTTCCTTTATATAACACTGCTCCTCCGCTATTTCCGCAATAAACTTTATTAGTCATTATATATATTTTATTCTTAATTTTAGAGATAGCACCATCTGTAACTAAATCTTCAAACATATCAGGGTTGCCTATTACTATAACTTCACTTCCTACTTCAGGAAATTCTTCACTTATTTCTAAAGCAGGGATATGTTTTACACATTTAGTCATTCTAAATAAAGATAAATCATAATCCTTATCATAATGCACTAATTCCAATAAAATTTCTTCATTATTTTTATTTTCAATAGCAATAATTAAATCAGTTGGTTCATTTATTAAATGAGCACAACTTAAAACGTAATTTTTATTGTCATATTTTATATGAGTTCCTGCTCCCATACAATCTGTGGTTTCATTTATAATTATTAAATTAGCTTTTTTAATATTCTCAATATTTTCTAAATCAATAGTTTTAACTTCTTTTATTTTATTTTCTATTTCTATTTGAGAGTTTTTTAATATTCCCATATTATCAATAATTTTAATCAATAATTCTGCTTCTATAGTATCTGTAATAATTATATTTTCAGTTAGAATTTTTAAAAAATCATAAATATCTTCTATTTGTTTTTGATGACCAAATGTTTGTATATCTATATATTTTTCTATATGTTTTAATGCAAGAACATTGTTATATGTCAAATAACCAATAGCACCTAAAATTACTATATTAATAGCTAATAAAACTGCTCCTATATGCAAAGTAATTTTTTTAAATAAAAATTTCCATATTTTTTTTAATATATTTAACATTCGTCATTTCCTTTCATTTTATAATACTCTCGAAGACGAACTTCGAGAGTATCGTCTTCTATATAATAATAGTCTCTATCGGTAAATGCTTTCCCATTGAATATATTCTGTGGAGAAAAAGGATTCCCTAATAATTGAAATAATCGCAAATCAGGATATTTTACCCAAATCTTTTTTATTAATCTTAAAAGTCTATTTATTCTTTTTGGATTTCGCATTTATTTTTCCTCCAACTACTTTGTCGACAATACCTTTTTCTAATGCCTCATAAGCACTTAGCCAAAGTTCTCCATGAGTAGCTTTTTGTATATCTCGGTCTGTCAATTTAGTATAGTCTCTCATTAAATCATTAAGCAATTTTTGATACCGTTCTAAATATTTAGCTCTATCTATAACTTTAGTAGTATAATCTCCTCCAATACCTCCTGATAAATCATGTCCCATCCAATATGCAGTATGACTTATCCATCTTTCGTCTCCAGTTATAGAAATCAACCCTGCCATAGAACAAGCTTCGCCTGTAATAAAAGTAACAACAGGAGACCTTATTCCTCTAATAGCATCTATAATAGCCATTCCATCAGAAACAGAACCACCTGGTGAGTTTATCACAAGAAAAATTGGAGAATTATTAATTTTATCTAAAGCAATTAAACGTTCTACTATCTCATAAGATTGTTCTACATCTATTTCTCCAAACAAAAGAACAGTTCTTTCATTTAATAAAATTTGGTCTAATCTTATTTCTGTTACAGGGATAATTCTTCTATCACCAAAACGAGCTCTTTTTCTTCGCCTACGCTTTGCCATAAACCACCTTCCTTTATTTTTACAAAAGTTTTCTAAATCTTTGATACAGATTTTCTACTATATCAGCAACAGCAGAAGGGTCAGTAACTAAACCCTGTAAAACCTTAACTGCTTCACAAGCAGACTTTAATGCTACTTGGTCTTTAATAGATTCTACATCTTTAGGAGTATAACCATAAGATTTTGTTGCTCCTTTTTTAGGACTTGGGTTCTTTTGATTACATTCATAACACTTTTTATACTTACTATCTTTTAATTCCTTACCGCAATCTTCGCAAGTAGGTTTTGATGAAGTTTCTTTTTTAGACGGATTTTTTTTGTTACAAGTGTAACATTTTTTATATTTTCCATCTTTTAAAGTAGCTCCACAATCCTCACAAGTAAATTCAGCAGTTTCTTCGGGAGTGGGTTCAGTTTTTTTACTTCCACTACCGACTTTTTTAATTTTACTTACAGAATATTGACCATTTTTAACAGTATACTCAACATCAACTTCTTCTCCATCCTCGAAATTTTTCTGAGCAAAATTAAATACTGCCTGAGTAGTAGAAGCCCATTTTTCTCCTACATCATCAAACACGATTTTAGCAAGGTATTTATTGCCTTTCTTAAATATTGTTTTATAAATCATTTTATTCCTCCTTTAATTTTTCTATTTGATTTTCTTTTAATTGAATTTCTTTTGTTCTATAACAATTATTTTCATCGATTTGATTTATTTCTATAGTGTAAACAAAATCTCCTTTATCTCCTGTCATTAAATCTATATATTCATTTTTACAATCAATTAAAATACCATAACAATTTCTATAAAATCCTTCTTTAATTCTAACTTTATCACCATATTTTAACATTATTTTTTCCTCCTCTTTCTTTTCTTCTTTTTTTCTTCATATTTTTCACACATCTCATAAGTAATTATCTTTTCTTTATTATTATATAAGTTTTCTAACTTCTCTTTTATAGTTCTAAAAGGAATAAAATTTATATCTATCATTTCTTTTTCCTTGTAATTTTCTAATTCTTTAATTATTTGTCCTTCAATAAATTCTGGCAATTCTAAAAGATTAACACACTTCAATCTATTTTCATAATCTTTCTCGCTTAAAATAGGAGTAATAAGATTATCAGTTTTTTCTTGTTTTACTTTACTTGCTAATAGTTTATAAGCATTGAAATTTGGAGTAGGGATTTTATATGCTCCTTTATTTCCTTTATACTTTTTAAGAATACTGAAAATTTTTACATTTGGATAAGATAAAAGTATTTCCCAATCCTTATCGTAAGACACTAAAATTATTTCTTTTTCCTTGTAATATCTACAAATAACACTTGCAATATCATCTGCTTCGATTTTTTCTAGTTGAATTAATTGCCAATCAGTTCCTTGTTCTAACCATTCTGCTACTTTATTAAATTTTTCAAAAGTTTCTTTCCAATCTATATCTTCAAAAGATTCTCTAAATTCTTTTCTGTTTGCTTTGTATTCTTTATCGTAATCATGCCTCCAGTTTCCTCTACCGTCTCTCGCAATAAGAATTTTATCCATTGGTTCTACACCTATTTTTATAAGAGAAGATAAAATCATATTTAAAATAATATATTCTAAAGGTATAGATTTTTGCTGTCTCCAAGCAAACGTGGCACGAAAACAGAAAATAGAGTAATCGATTACTACCACTTTTTCCATTGTTTACCTTTGTTTCGTTTTCTTAATTTACGTTTATGAGCAAGGTCTAATTCTTTTTGATGACGAATGGCACTTGGTTTTTTAAATCCTTTTTGCCTTTCTCGTAATTCTTTAAATATTCCGATGGTTTTTTTCTTTAATATTTTCAAAGCCTTTTCTAATGCTACATCTGAATTTTTCCCTTGTCTTATTTCTATTCTCATTATTCCTCTTCTTCTTTAATTAAATTAAAACAATTATCATGTTCATCTGTTTCGCAAGCATGATACATTTTATATTCAACAACAACAAAAGCTTCACCAGCATAAATTTCTTCTTTACAGTAGGTGCACCAACCTACTACTGGTTTATCTTCCATTGTCTTCTCCTTTTTTATCTCCTGGATTTATAAGGTCTTGGTCATTTCCTTTTTTCTCATTTGGAATATCATTTTCCCATATATAATAACATAAAGCAAAAATATCAAATAAATATTCTTCTTTAATTTTTTGAAAATCTATTTGGCTAAAATAAGATAATCTATTATAAATTCCTTCTATAGCTTTAGCACTATTTAATTCTAAAGTATCATAATCTCCCATAAAATTAAAAACTTTTTGACCAAAAACTTCAAAATATTTGGATTTTATATCTACAGTAGTATTTATAATTTCTTTCGTTCCGCAAGAATTTAAATGAAAACCTCTTTTAAGCCAAAGAATAAAACAATAGCAACCGATTTTTAAAAGGTCTCTCTCCCTTGCTAAATTCGAGTAACGAAAACAATATTTAGCTAATGTTCCGAATAACCAATTTTTTCCAAAATCATCAAATAATACATCGGTGCTTTCTTTGGTTTCAGATTTAGCATATTTTTTGCCTCCATATTCGAATTGAGAACGTATTTCCTCAAACCATTTAACATGATGTTTTAAATTCATTCTTCTCTCTCCTTTTTCCCTCTTTTTTCATAAAGTTTTTCTATTTCTTTTATAATATCTTCTCTTTCTTTTTTTCTCATCTTAAATAAATGCTCTAAAATCTTTTTACATTCTACACAAATTTCATATATTTGAACTCTATCAAACCCTTGTTTATATCTTTTTATAATTTCTTCGACATCGTTTATTGTTTCTTCATGGTCTCCGCTTTCTTGAATTTCATTAACACCTAAAATATATTTTTTATCTCCTATTTTTATTACTGCTCCACAAACATCACATAGAGTAAGTTTCGACATTACTCACCTTCCTTTTTAGATTCTTCTGTTTTAATTTCTGTCTTCGGTTTTTCTTTTTGTGAAGATAATTCTTGTAAAGACTCTTTAATTTTATTTAATTTATTACAATATCTTTTTTCTTCCATCATTCTAAATAGAGCTTTAAAAAACTGAATAATTTGAATTCTTAAACTTTGTTTTTTTAAATCATAAACTAAAGTAATATAATCTGCACATTGTTTTTTATTGGGAAATACTTGACCTCCTGAACTGGTGCAAAGATATAAAGCCCATTTAGGAAGTTTACTAATTGCTTCTGTCCAAATAAGATAAATAGGTTTTTTTAATCTCCATGTTTCTGCCATTTCGTGAATAGTTCCAGTTGTAGGAATATCAGGAAATAAATGAACAATAACAAAATCCGACCTATGCACCATACGAATATCTTTTTGAACTACTTTTTCAAAGGTTTTAGCAAATTTATCATAATGTCCTGAAGCAATCCAAGCATTAAACTTTTCTTGTGCTTCAACTACTGTCATTTCTGTAACAAGAGGTTCAGTTTTTACAGGGTCTTGCACATAAATTCCAGCATTATCTAAAGCAGGGGTAATAGCATCTCTCCATTTAGCACCGCCATCGGTTTTATCTGCTTCAATTGCACCAGCCAAATAAACGTAAAATAATTTTAGATTTAATTTTTTAATTAATTTATAAAACATTAAATATCAACTCCTTTATTCTTTGTTATAAACCTATTAATTGATATTTCTTATTTCCATACTTAACACTAATAGGATTCCTTTTAACTCTCCCATTTAAATATCTAATTTTATTGATATATTTTAAAGCTCTATATACTAAATAAGAATTTCTTTTTCTTCTAGAAACAGTTTTTAAATCTATAAATTTTAGCATAATTTTAGCTTGTTCTTTTTTAACAATCAAATAAGGATAAATTATAGTTAAAAATTTTTTAATTTGTTTTTTTGTCCCTAATGACCATTTATAACATTTTTTATGTTTTTCAGTTTCTGGAGAAATATTTAAATAACCTCCAAATTTTTTATGAAATTTTAATATAATAGAATTTGTCATACCAATTCCTATGTGAATCGTAATAGAACTTAAATATCTTTTTTGAGATTGTGGGCGTAAACTAATCCATCCTTCACCATCAAATAATCCTGCAATATATTGAGGAGTTAATTTACTCATTATTCACAATCTCCATTTTCGATAATTTTTTTATCCTCATACTTCGCAATTTCATCATCATAACTTTCCATAATATTATAAAGTAATAAAATAAAAGCATTGTAATCTTTTCCTAATCTTCGTTCTATTTCTTTTGCACAACGAATTAAACAACCTGTCATATCATTATATTTTTGATAATTAGGATTTTTACCTAAAAAATTATCTACAAATTGTTTTATTTCTATTGCTTGTAATAAAAAAAATCTTGTATTAAAATTATGTTTAACATAATAAAATATTTGATAATTCAACTCACCTGCGGTCAAGGCAGGTTCTCCTTTTCGTAATTTTTCTCTACGGTCATTATCGGATTTTATGTAAGGCATTGTTTATTCTCCTTTATTTCGCAAAAGCCAAATATCTTCTTTATCACTTATTAATAAAATATCTATATCTTCGTCTTTATCTATATCCAATTTAAATAAATAAATTATATTTGAACTTGTATTTTCGGTTATTATTCCGTTGTTTGTTAATAATTCTCCTTTGAAATTATCGGCATTAATAATAAAAGTGATATTTAATATTATTATAATTAAAAATAATTGCAATAACAATCTTCTCATTTTATTTTTCATTATCATTCTTTTTATAAAGGTCATCAAATAATTCGTAAATCTCATCTAATACTTCTTTCGCTTCTCCCATTAATTTATCAATTTTTTTATCGTGTTTTTCACGTTCTTCTTTTAAATCTACCATAATATCTTTTATTTTATGTATTGCTTTGTTGAAGAGATTTATATCTTTTTTCTTCATTTTATAATTCCAATCCATATTTTTTATCAAACCATTTTAAATAGTTATCAATTTTCCCAATTTCAACTAAATATCGGTAAGCTTGATAATGTAACTTAATATGTTTTTTAAAAGGGATTTTTATCTTTTCCGCACTATTTTCTTTTAAATAAATATGATGATAAGCAAATTTTCTTCCTTTTGTTTGCCCTGCTTGACCTTTTTTATAAGAAGTTTTATTAGGTTTCATTATTCCTTTAGTATTTGTATGTAAAGGTTGATTACCTTTTTTAAATTCGGTTTTAGGAGAATTATGCTTACCTTTAAGTTTTTTAGAAAGATTTAATCTTATTTTTTTGGTCATACCTAATTTAGTTCTTTCTGAAATTAAGTTTTTTGTTTTTAAAGTTCTATGTTTACCGTAACACCAATGATTTTCTCCTTTTTTTCCACATCCACACCTACTTTTTCCGTATATAAAATTATTTAATCTAATAAAACTAATGTTTCCACAAGAGCATTTATATTTTAATTTAGTGTGAAAATTTTTATAAGTTTTAGATAAAAGTTTACAATTTTCTTTTTCGAAAATTTTTCTAATTTCTTGAAGTGATAATCGTTTAGCCATAATATAATCCTTAAAATTGGAATTTATAGTAAATAATAGCACGATATTCATTTCGTTGCCAACCATGTCCTATTCCTAACCCCAAACCGCTATTATCCGTTAGCTTATATGAAACCCCTCCATAAATCCCTCGATTAGTCAAGAAAGCGTCAAGGTTAGCCTTCCAGACCCTTAAAAATGATACTCCAACACCTGCTTCAATACTTCCACCGCTTGAACCATAACCATAACCTCCTAATACAAATGGTTTTAATTGTAATCCAAGTGGTGCTAATTGTGCTTTTAATCCTTGTATATCTTTTGCTTTAATTTGTTTTAAGATTTTTCCGTCTTTATCTTTTACCCATACATTACCATTTTTATCAATATGAAGATAATCTTTATTGGAATTTATTTCTATAAAAGCTTCTTTTCCCCACCCAAGCTTGACGTTTATGGGCTTTTCTCCTAATCCTTTTGTATAAGCAATAGAAAAAATTAACCCTGCTATAATTAGATAAATAATTATTTTTCTCACATTAAAAATACTAACAATATCCTTTAGCCACAAAATCGGGTTAAATACTGAAATTAGCCCATCCCAAAATTTCTTTCCTGATACTACTTCGGTAGGGGTTGCAGTTTTTATTTTTGTTACTAAATAATTTCTAATAACCATAAATAAAATACCAGCGATAAAAACCCCTAATAAAATTACGATTTGTTTAATCATATTTATTTCTCCTATTTCTATCTTTAGTATAGCACATAGACCCCCCTGATGTCAAGTGTAGAGAACTTACTTTTGTTTTCTTAACAAGGTAAAAAAACTCGGTGGATTTATAAGTTGCCATATGAACCTCTTTTTAAAATTTTATAAAAATAAAAAAGAACTAAAATTAATTATGTTAGGAATTCGAAAGTTAGCTCTTTTTTTGTGGTTACTGATTTCATTATTTTTCATTTTATTAAGCATAATTATTAATCTTTTTATAAGAGAGTGAATTTAGTTCACTCTCTTTAGTATTAATAGTATGAGTTTACGAATACTATTAATACTAAATACTTATAAATTAAGTATAAATATTAAATTACAATATACTTATATTATATATTAAGGTATTATTGCAATTCTTTTTTTATGGCTTCCGCAATTTCTTCGGCTTTATCAAGTGGTAAGGTTACACCTTTCGGTGTAGGTCTCCATTCTCCGTCATCTGTCTTATAATATCTGCGGACATCTATAAATTCGTGTCCTTGAAATTCTTTCTTCTCTACTCGTATTAATCCTTTTTTATGGGTTATATCCTTCATTTTTTCTCCTTTTTATTCTATTGGTAAAATTTTAGCTTTAATTAAACAAAGTTCTAATTCTATTTCTTGCCAATCTGGTCTTTGATAATAAGTGCCTACTAATGCAACAATAGGATTACGAAGTCCTTTCAATCTTGAAATATCTCCAACATAAACCCGATTTTATTTATCTTTTAAATAATGAATAAATTGAGTAAAATTGCCTGCAATAACATAAATTTTTGTTGTCATTTTTATTCTTCCTCCCATAAATCAATTAAAAAATCGTTAATTTCTTCCCTCGTTATCTTTCCCATATTTTTAAATTTTTCGTGTTCTTTTATTTCTTCTCTTGCTATCATTTGAAAAGGTATATTATCTTTCGCTTTTCTATTATAAGGACAACTATCACAAGTATATCCTAAATTGCAAATATAATCTCCGTTATTTTGACATTCTCCGTCTATAATAAAAGGATATTCATTTTTATTGTCATTAAAAACAGGGTAATTATCACCATAAGCAAAGGTTTGTTCTCCACAACCCTCTATATTTCTTATTTCAAAGTAAGTATTACATTCATAGCAACGGTAAACTTTAATAGGTTTTTCAATACCTATTTTATATTTTTCTACCCAAAGGGTAATATTCGTGCTATAACAATAAGGACATTTTAAATTATTCATTATTTATTATTTTTTATCTTAATATTTTATCTTGTTTTCGGGCTTCTTCACTATTATCAAATTCTTGTAATTCTTTCTCTATTTTATCAAATAGAAGGTCTTTATTATCAGGATATTTTAATATACCTCTTTTTAATTCTATTGTATTAAGCATTATTAATTTCTTTCTTCTTTTGATTTTTTAATTAATTCGTTATACTTTTTCTTTATATCTTCAATACTATATCTCATATAAATATCGGTCATCTGTAAACTTGAATGACCCATTATATCCTTTATCATAAAACTATCTCCACCTATACCCTTAAACCACACCGCAAACGAGCTTCTAAATAAATGAGGGTGTAAATGTATGTCTTTGAAATAAGGGTCTAATTGCCTACAATAATATCTTATAGTGTCTTTTTTAATGTTAAAGGCATTAGTTATTTCTGTTTCAGTTTCAAAATAACATTCTAAAGCATTTTTTAAATTCAAAGAAAGAGGCACTATCCTCTCTTTACTTCCTTTACCTTTAATTCTTATAATATTATTTTTGAAATCAATATCTTCCCTTTTTAAATTTATAACCTCTTGCCTTCTTATTCCTGTATAAAATAATAATGTAAATACTGCATTTACTTTTTCAGGTTTTTCAAAAACTTGAGGGATAATAGGTAATAACTCGTCTATAAATCTTTTTTCCGTCAAAACTTTTTTTACTTTATTATATTTATTTAATTTAACCATTTTAGGTATTTCTATTTTTTTATCTTTAAATCTAAAATAAGATTTAATAACATCTCTATAAAGCGTAATAGAGGCAGGAGAATATTTTTCTTTGGCTTTAAATAGATAATCTATAATATTCTTTTCATTAAATTCTTTGGTTTTAAATTCTTTTAAAATAGTGGAAAGAATATTGTCATAAGTTTTTATAGTTTCAGGGCTTAACCCCTGTTTTTTTAACCAAGTAATATAATTATTTAACAACTTCATTAAATTTCCTTTCCGTTAATTAAACTGTGTAACCCTTTATTATGAGCTTCATTAACAATAGCTAACATTATATCGAAAATAATAGGGTGAGTTATAATATAACTACTGTCTATTTTAATATAAGGTTTACCTTTGATATTATTAATATATTTGCTCATTTCTTTATTTCTACGATTATACTCCGCTTTTTTTAAATGTCGTTTAAAAAGTTTTAATTCCTTTTCTTTTGCTTCTTCATAAGAAAGCATAAAAATCTTTTTTAAATCTCTTTGAGAAGCCAATAAACACCCTGCCAATTTAAAAAGAGAGCTTATTTGTAATTCTCTAATAAATTTTTCGTTTTCTTTTTTTAGTTCTTCTATTCTTTTTTTAATAACTTGTTTTTTATAAAGAGGCATTTGATTATGTTTTTTTAAATAATTTTCCAAATCCACCACGCTATAATTTTCTAACATATGCTTTGAAAGTTTATATCTTTTCATTTTTAACCTCCTTATTTGTATATTTATGTAAATTTTCATACCACCATAAAGGTTGTAAATTTTTATAATTAAAACATTTGAATTGTTCTGATTTTTTCGTTAAATCAAATTGACAACAAGGTATAATATGGTCTATTACCCATTTATTTAATCCCCTACCATAATTTTTCCAAGTCATTCCTCTTTTAAATCGTCTTTGTAAATATGTTTTAAAATATTTTACAGAACAACCTAATAAATCTATTGTTGAATTTGATTTTTTTCTTAATATTTGATTTACTCTCCTTCTTAAATTATCTACAATTTTACAATGTAAATTAGTTTTTCTTCGCCATAATGTATATTTTGTTTTATTCATGGCTTTTCCATGTTTATAATTGGGATTTTTCTTTCCTTTATATTTATTTTTCAATGCTTTGCTTATTTTTTGTCTTGTTTTTAAATTATGATGTTTACCATACATAGGATTATTTTTACCTTTTAATTTGTGATTATTATAATTTGGATTTCCTTTCCCTTTATAAGTTTTGTAATGACATTTAGCACATCTTTTATGTTTATACGCTAATGTGCCTTTTAATTTTTTATGACATATAATACAATAATATTCTTTTAAAGTCCTACCGTCTTTTTTATAATGTCTCATTTTTTATTTCCTTTAAAAATCGCTTTCCTTTTTCTGATATAATTCTGCTTGGCACTCTTAAAATATATCCTTCTTCGCATAAGAAAGGTTCTATTTCTCTTGTATATTCTAATTCCGTTAATTTACATCTTTGAGAGAGAGCATTTGCACCTATCGGTCTTGTTAATTCAGAAAGCACCTGTAATACCCTAATATCTAATTCTGTTAACCCCGATTTAATAATTTTCCAATTTTTTAACACTTTATTTATATCTCCTATTACAACCAATTCTTCAGCAAGCGAAATGGCTATTCTTGGGGTATATTTACAATTATGAGCAATAATACCAATATTTTCTTCGGATATATTTTCTTCGGGAAATAATTGTTTAATATATTGTCGGATTATTTCTTTTAATTCATCAATAGTATAGCGTTCAAATTTTAAATGGATTTGTATTCTGTCCATAGTATCGGGATTATATCGCAATAATGTAGATTTTTGAATACTTGCACCGCAAAAAATAAATGGTTTAATTTTTTTTCCTGATATTTCAAATTGTTCTATAATAGGGTTAAGCATCTTGACAACTTTTCTATCGCAACTATCCATTTCATCACAGAAAAATAATACATTTTTTTCTGGACAAGTATTTATTTCATTGATTATATTCGTCAATTCGTCAGGTTCTATTTGTTTTCCTACTCTTGTAATAAGCCGAGCATTTAACATTTTTGCTAAAATATTTATAAATGTCGTTTTGCCCACTCCTTGCCTACCATCTACGAATATATGTCCTCTTAATCCTTTATTGATTTTTTGTATAGCAATTTTTGCCCTCTCTTTCGCTTCACTTTGTCCTATGAAAGTATTAAAATCATAAGGGCGAAATTCAAATTTCTTTATTGTTTCTCCTTCGTATTCTTTAATTTTGTTAACATCTATTTGCCCTTCTTTAATTTCTACTTTTAAAGGTTTTGTTTCCATATTTTCTTCTTCAATTTCTTCTTCTCCGTCGGTAATAGAAGATATTGATATTCTTCCCTCTCCTAAAGAAATTTGCATTTCTCTTTTCGCTTTAATAATGGCTAATGCAACTACTAATATTATAAATAAAATTATAATCATATTTATTTTGTCTCCTTTATCCATATATAAGGTAAATCATCAGGTTCTTTCCAACCAAATTTATCATAATATTTTTTATCTTTTCTTAATAAATTACTTTTATGAGAAGAATGTAATTTTTTATTTCCTAACCAAGAAGGATATACTATTTCTTTATCGTGATATTGTAAATTCATTTCAGTAATAAACTTTTCCCACATTTGTCCTTTATATCCTCTTGCTCTCCATTCTTGACAGATATACCACCCATATAATAGTAAACAATGTTCATATCCTTTCCACATTTTAACAATAGGGTGATTTTTCCACCCATAATTTTCTTGTGTCAATGCTTGATATATTTGCCACGCTTCAACTCTTTGCTTGCCTAATCGTTTATAATCAAGACATAAAGCGGTTTTTCTAAAATCTTTATAAGGTAAAAAGGTTTGCATTATTTTCCTCTCTTTTTCTTTGCTGTAATTCTTGTAAAAGACAAAGTTTTTTCTGTCGTTTTAATTGTTTTCTTCTTCGTTTTCTTTTCGCTATTCGTTCTTTATATGTCATTTTTCTCCTTTTAATGTTTTAAATCTTCTCCAAAACCAACCGCTAAATCTTATTAAATAAACTTCAGTAACAAGAGGATTATCTTTTAATTGTTTATTATATAACTCTTTCGCTTCTTTTATAGATATATTTTGTTTTAATCCCCATAATTTTCCGTTCATTTTATATCTTAATTGCACTTTCATTATCTTTTCCTTTTCTTCTCTTTATACATAAGTAAATCCACTTTTTTTAAACACCCTTTACCTAATTTACATATACCAATACTTGCTTTTATTTTATTTTTAATTAGGGTATTTTTAACTTTTTCTTTTAATAAATCTGGTCTATCGCTATGACTAAAAATTATAAAAAATTCATCGCCCTCATAACCCCTATAAACATTCTCGTAATCTCGTATAGAATTACATAAAACCCTTGCCACTCGTTTTAATAACTTATCCCCTACCAAATGCCCTTTAGTGTCGTTTATCTCCTTAAATCCGTCTAAATCAACCATAGCAATAAAAAAAGGTATCTTAAACCTATTTTGTAAGGAAAGATACCTCTTTATATCGGTTAAGAGTTTACGCCTGTTAAAAAGTTTTGTTAAACTATCCACAAGCGATAACTTTTTATATCTCTTAACTTGTTGTTCTAATTGTTTTATTCGTGTTTTATAATTCATTTTTATCACTTCCTTATCGGAAGAAAAGCCGAAATTATAATATGCCTTTTTCGGCAAGGCAATTTAATTTACCAAATTATATTTTCTTCTTCTGCTTTATCTACTAATTCATTATAACGATTATATGCTATATCATCTAATAAATAAGGTTCAATAGCAATAATTTTATGTAATCCTTGTAATACTTCTAATTCTTCTTGTGTCATTTTATTTTCTCCTTTCTTATACCCTTTACCGCTTCTATTTTAATAGGTTTAATTTCTTTTATTTTCATTACAGAAGTTTTATAAATAATTATAGTATCTCCACCGCCATATCCTCGCCCTTTTAATTCAATTTCAATAAGTTCTCTTTCTTCTCGTTGTTTATCCATACATAATAATTTATCTATTAACTCCGAATAATAATCGGCATAAATATTTGAAGTTATCATCATTGAAATTAGAAATATTAATATAACTATTTTTTTCATTTCTTTTCTCCTTTTCCACACCAAATACACCATACAAAATCCTCATTTTTTCTATCTTTACATACTCCGAAAGTATTGCCACAACTTAAACATTTATATTTAACATAGCCAGATAAATATTGCACTATTATTTCAAATTTTTGCATTGTTTTTTTCCTGTTTTTTTATTTCGTTATATATAAATAATAAAAGCAATAATAAATATACCAATATAAATATTTCTACATTACTTACTACATATCTTGTGGTTATTGTTAATCTTTCACCTGCGTTAATAAAAAATCCCCATAAATGGCTCATAATTTATTTTTCCTATCAAAAGTATTTGCTTCTAAATATTCCATAAAATATCTATTAAACAATTTTGGCATAAATCTTACTAAAAATCTAACTATCCAATAATGAAATCTTATTTTAAACATTATTTAATCCTTATTTTATTTTATCAGTAATAACTCTTGTAATAAAATCTTCAATATCAAACCACCTTGTATCGTCATTTCTTTTTCTATCAAAAATAGTCGGCTTACCAACCCTTTCAGCAATAGTTTCCATAATATATATTGCTTTTTTTCGGGCAGGGTGTTCGGCATTATATAGGTCTTTTTTCGGATTATATTTTTTCATTATTTACCTCTCTTTTTTATAAACAATTTTCATCACAACCTAAAATATTTAATAATTGTTTTTTTGTTCTTGTTTTTAATGTTTCTTCTACTAAATCAAAAATAAAATCTTCATAATTATATAAATCGCTTTTCATAGTATCTTTACATTCTCTTATTAATTCTTTTTTTGTATATCCTTTCATTATCTTCCTCTCTTTCTACTTATAGTATATCATATCTTTTATACTACGCCAAATTTATTTTTCTACTTCTTCTATTTCCCACATACCGTAATCTAAAAGCCAATTTAACCTCGCTTCATCATCTTTTAATGTAGCAAGAAATTCGTAAATATCCTCGTAAGGAGTATCTTTTCCGTCATTTTTTACTCCCTTATAATCAATATCGTGATAATCCGCTAATTGCTCTAATATTTCTTTTTTGTTATTAAAAATAATTTCCTCATCTCCCCCAAAATATCTATATTCAAACTGTAAATCTCTTATTCTATACATTTTTCTTCTCCTTTATTCCATATCTTGCTTTTTTGCTTCATCGGTTTCATCAAATTTTTTTAATTTATATTCTATATTATTAAAATTATCATCTTTAGTTATTCCATAACCTTTATAATTTTTACAATTATGATATACCAACCCCGAAATTAACGCACTACATTTTTTACAAATATAACTCATTATATAACCTCACCTATACATATAGGATTATCGGTATTTTGCCATTTATCAATAAGAATAATTTTATCCTTATAATCTTTCCGTTTTTGCCACCTTTTTTGTGCTACGTGAGCTTCCCCTATTGTATTCGCTATTTGTAGAGTTCTTGTGCCTGTTTCCTCACTTAAAAATACTTCATACCAAACTTTATTATTCATTTTATTCTTCTCCTTTTTTCTTATATACTTTTAAATTAGTTTCTACTAATTCCCCTGTATCTTTATTTTTAATCCTATAATACTTAACCCCCTCATTGTCCATACACTTTAATAAAAAGTCCTCACACTCTCCCCTTGTATTAAAATTCTCGCTTAATGCTGTTCTTTTATCAGTAATCACCGCAACCCTATACATAACCCACCTTTATTTATTCTCTTGTAGGTGCTTCATCATTATAAGTTTCTATCGCTTCTTTTACCGCTTCAACCTCTTTTTCAGTAACTTCTTTATCATCTATTCTTTTTACATCAAAATTAACATAATCCGCATTTACATTATAATCCTCTATTGCTGTATAATCTACTTCGTTAATATTTACCCACTAAGTTTTTGATACATTCCCTAATTCTACTTGCATTTCTTGTTTCATTTTATTCTTCTCCTTTTTTATTTATACCTCTATATTAACAGAAGGCACTCGCCCACCTGCGTTAAAAAAATATTCTCGTAATGTAACTCTAATACTAAAATCGGTCATTTGTTCAATAAGTTCCCAAGTCCTGTCATTACCAAGATTTTTAATATTATCTTCCATTTGTTCTATTTGCCCTTTTGCCTCATCTTCTATTAAATTAGATAATATTTCACTATCCAATTCTTCATCAACTTCAACCCGAATATTTACACTACCACATTTCGGACATTTATCAAAATTTTCTAATATTTCGGCTTCCATTTCAAAACCACAATTTAAACATCTTAAAATTTTATTATTCATATTATCCTACCTTTCTATATTACCTATATTAAGTATATAATTTGCGTAATCCGTTCCGCTATCAATATTAAAATTGTTAAATAATTCTTTTTTATAACCTAAAGAAAAATTATAATATCCTTCCGCTATTTCTTCCCACATATCATTTATTTTTACCCATTTATCAAACGCTTTTGTTAGTTTAATGTTATCCATATCTTCCTCTCTCTTTCTACTTATAGTATATCATATCTTTTATACCACATCAAATTTATTTTAAAATATTTCATATTTCATATTGCTTTCTGCTTCTATTAAACCGATAATAAATTTATCTTTTTTATCATAAGGTCTTGTCCTTGTAGAATAAGGCACTTTAACAACCATATAATTTTGTTTAAAATCATAAGGTATTCCATTATCAGTAAATAACCCCTCTGCTAATTTTCTACCTAATCTACAAGCGAAAGTTTTAACTTTCCTTTCGGCAATATCTATATTATCTTCTTTATGCTCTATTTCATATACAATAAATTTTTCTATTTTTCTTCCGTTTCGTGTAATTGTTTTTACTTCATCATCATAAAAATAAGTTTTCATTTTTTTATTCTCCTTTATTAAAAATTTTTCAAACAATATTCTTTTAATTCCAACTCTGCTTCAATAACATTTTCTTTCTGTAAAGGTATATTTCTAAAATCTTGCCAAGTAGAAGTTAGAGAAATTTCTTCATAATCTTTTTTTGTAGGGTAAATTGTTACCCACCCAAAATATTGTCCGTTTCTTGCTTTTCTAAAACTACAACCAAAAATTCTACCGTCTTTATGTTCAAAATGAAAACTTTGTTTTACCATTGTTTTATACTCCTTTATTAAATTATTCCGTTTTCTTTAAATTCTTCGGTTAAATTAAATTTTTTGGCAAGGGCATTTAATTTATTTTGAAAATGTAAAATTTCTCCATAACTTAAATCTTGTTCGCTTGCCCATTTTTGATAATCTATCGCATACCGCCTTGCTTGTTCTTTTGTTTTAATATTCATTTTTTACTCTCCTTTATTTTTTTATTGTATTCTTTTACTTTTAAAATTTCCATTTTTACCCCTTTCTTTTTACCTATATATAGTATAGCATAAACTTTATGCTACACCAAGTTTTTATTTATATTTTTTTATATCCAAAACTTGTCCAAAATCCCAATAAAAATAAGCAAAACTTTCAGCTTCTTCTTCATTATAATATCCCATACCGCCATTATATTGTTGTATAGCGTGTCCAAGTTCGTGTAAAATAGTCGTTAATAATATATCGTATAAAGATAATCCTATATTTATATTCCGCTTACTATCTAAAATAATAGGTATATTCAACCTTATAATCGGCTTACCTGTAAATATAGAGTTATGCCTATACCAAGCTAAATAATCTTTTTTCGGCTTATAAACTTTTTCTATTTTATAATCTTTAATAAAAGAATATTTAGGTAAAATATTTTTCTTTATTTCTTTTTTTATATCTGATAAAATTTTTTTCATCTTAAAAATCCTTTATTATAGCCCCTCTACGCCTTGTAAATCAACCAAGCCATATCAAACTATCAACCCTTTTATATTCAAACTTGTTTTGTTATTCTTTCCAAATGTTTTTGTAATTCTTTTATTGTAAATTTCTTTAAATTCATACCTAAAGTTATATATTCGGGTTTAATTTTCAATATTTTTTCTATAAGTAAATCCTTTTCAGGTTCGGGCTTATTTTGTTCTGTAATTTTATTTTGTAATTGCTTTATTTGTCTATGTAAATCAATTCGTTCTTTACAACCTGCCCTACATTTTAATTTTAATCTTTTTAATCTTTTAATTTGTTTTTTCAATTCTTTTATATCTATCATATACCCCCCTTGATATATTTCTTACCTTATATATTAAGTTTACATTATTTTTCTTAACTTGTCAAGGGCTTGAAAAATTTTTTTATCGTCGGAAAAACCTTACTTTTTTCTTTTTAACAAGTCCTTTTTCCTAAAAAGTTAGTTATATATCTATCTATATTCCTAACATATCTAACTTTCTAATTCCTAACAATATTATTCTTCTTCTCCGTATTGTGATATATACCTTACTTCATCATAAGTTATATCCAATATATCAGCAATTTTAAACCAAGTAAACCCTGCTTTTTCTAAAGTATTTATTTTTTCTTTAATTGTCATAAATAACCCCCTTATTTTTTCCACCTTTTATTAGCAATTTTTTCGTTCCGTTCCGCTTTATCAAGCCATTTTAATATAGTATATGCCCTATCAATAAGCATTTGCCCTGCCTTTTTATCTTTAATCTTGCCCTCTCGTATCAATTCCATTTCCGCTAATTCAAGGATATTATAATTTAGTTTTGTCATAATGTCCACCCCCTTATATTATATTATTTTTATTCCTTGAACATATAAAGACAATTCTGTTGCTATTATTCTATTTATTTCCCAATCTGCCATTTCCCAAATATCCCATAATTCAAGAGGCAATTTTTTTCTTATATTCTCCGTTGCCTCTATATAATTTATTTTGCTAAAAGGATATACTTTTTGTCTTTTTAATTCCCTATCCACTTCTTTTTTTACTAAATTGATATTTTTCTTGCCAATACTTCGCATAATATACCCCCTTTATTTAATTTTATATATAGCAATAGCATTTTTCGGCTTATTCTTATAATAAAATGTTGATAATAAACCCTTATATAACCCTGTATCGTGTCTTTTTAATACTATATAACCCTCAAATAAAAAATCGCTTCTTTTTTTATTGTCGGCTATGTATTGATAAAATTGTCTATATGCTATATTATTTTTTGTAGGTATTCCGTCAAATTTACTTAAACAAAACATATCGCACCCCCTTTTTAAATTTTTACCTTAAAATATAAGTAAATACATACCATTTAAAAATATAATCGTATATAATCCCATATAATTGATATATACCTATAATAAACCCTATAATCCCCATTATTTTATATTTTGTCCTTTTATTTTCCGATTATTTTTCTATATGCTAATCTTGCGTATCTGTCCGCTATATCTTCGTTTTTATCATAATACTCAAACCGCCAATTCTGATAATTCATTATAGAATTAAATTTTTTCAATTTTTTAAAATGCCCTCTAATAGCCTCAAGGTTAAGCGTCCTCGCCTTATATCGCCTCTTATTCGTTTATATCTTTTAATATATCCCCTTTTTCGCTTATATAGCCCTGTTTAATCAATTCGCTTGCTGTCCTGCCATAACAACCCTGTAAACTCCACGCTTGCCCTGTTCGTATCAATTCCGCAAATAATACGAGGGTATTTTCCGCTTTCAATTCTCCGCTTTCATAATCCATTATCAACCCTACTAAATCAATTTTTTTCGCTTTCATTTTATTTACCCTTTCGTTTTGTTTTATCTCATATCTTTTATAACTTGTAAATATTTATCCCTGTCCGTTCCGTCAAAATAGCCCTCTATAACCCTTTTTATTACACTTTCATATTCAAACCGTTCCCAAGTTCTATTATAGTAACATATTTTCGTCTTGCTAACTTCAAATCCGTTTTTGTGTAATATTGCCAAGTGTCTAAATCCGTAACGTGTTTTTTGCCAATTACAAACTACATTATAAACATTATCAAGATTAAATATACGCATAATAAACCCCCTTTTTTTATAATTTTATTTCAATATTATCAATAAAATCTATTTTTTCATTGTCCTTTAATATATACCATTTATAATTCTTTTGATATATCCTTATATTATAGGGTAAATATCTATTTAATCGGTCTTTTGTTGTTGTTGTCCTGTAACCGCCAGAATTTAATATAATATTATCTCCTTTAAAAGTTAATATATCCGTATTATGTAAACGGATAACCCTTTCGCCTGTTGTTTTTATCAACTCATAAGTATTATTAGCAATTTTTTTCCTTGATATATAACCCAATTCGGCAAGTTTTTCCTTTTTTGTCCTGTTGTTCTTTATATATTCGCTAACATATACTTGAAATTGTCCAACCCCTGTTATGCCATAATAAAATCCTTGTCTAACCTTGCCTAAAAATTGCCCTATTGTCAACGCCATTTCGCCAACCTGTCCAAATCCGCTATTATCCACAAATATTCATTGACTTTTTTATATCCAAATAAATCGCCTGTAACTTTCGGACTTTTAAAAACCCCCTCATCATTATTTTTTATTGCCTTGTATAACTTCATTTTTTACCCCCTTGTTTTTTATATACTCTAATAATTTTTTACATACCAAATCATTTTTTTCAAAAAAACATTTTCCTTTTTTTTCGCAAGTTTTACATAAGTTTATTTTTATCATTTTATTTTTTCCTTTCATATATTAAGTATATCATATTTTTTTATTTTGTCAAGCTAACTATTTTAAATCTTAACATATAAACCTTTGTCAAGGGTATCGTGATTATCGCCCTTAACATTTATATAAATTGTTACTATTGTTTTATTATCAGATATAACCAAGCATAAATCAAACAAACCCTTGCAATCAACCTTATAAACCGCTTTTTGTATATCGCCCTTATCGCCTGTATAATACTCAAAAATATCCTTATAATCAAGGTATAAATCCCTTATATATAATAATATCTCTTTTATATTGTAAGTTCTATATTTTAAATTATCTATGCTATGCTTACTATATAACCATTTTTTATTATTTAAAATACAAGTAAAACCCTGTAACTTTTTTATATCATTATCAGGTATATATACTTTTTTATGGTATCGCTTCATTTTATATATCCTTTTTTTGTAAATTCAACTTCTTTTATAGCTTTTGTAGGGATTTTTTCATTATAAATAAAAGATTTTTGTTTTAAAAATGTTAATCCTGTAAATTGATTATCTTTTTTTATTAATTTTTTATTTAAAAAATAGGTATTTATTTTAAAAACGGTATAAAAACATTTTTCGCTAATAAAAGAGCTTGCTAATTCATAACTATTCGCTAAATAAACACCGTCTTGACACCACATAAAATTTTTCTTTTTATTTTTCGGCAATAATCCGATTTTTTGTATAGATTTTTTGTTTTTTATATCCGTAGCGTGATATAAAAATTTTTGTGTTTTCATTTTATTTTATTTACTCCGTAATTTTAATATGATTTTATTTTCTTTTATTTTAAAATAAATCTTTTTATTACCTTGTAAACTGTATATATTTATTGTATCAAGATAACCCTTCAAAATACCCTTATTATAATAATATACAATATAATTATATATCTTATTTTTAATTACATCTCCCTGTATAAATCTTGTTATTTTTTCTATTTCGGGTATAATTAAATTATCATAGTTTTCGGTCAGTTTTTTACCTATGTTATTTATTGATAATTTATATATATCGTTTTTATACTTCATTTTTAACACCCCTTTATTAAAAGCCAAAATAAAAACCAAAATATTGCTAAAAGATAATATAAGGCTATTATGCCCTTGTATTTATCCGCTATATAATCAAAAATATTATTATAACCTTTATACATTATTAACCCCTTACTCCCAAGCTGTATGTTATAGATATATTTTTATCCTGTATATCATAATAAGCATTAACTTTTTTATATCCGCTTATATATGCTAAAAACCCTAAAATCAACCCTATTATAACTAAAATATAAATATACTTCATTTTAACACCTCTTTTTTATATATAGGTATATCATATAATAAAGATATAACATTATATCCTATATTATAAGATACACCTCTATATTTTAACCGCTTAACCTTGCGTAATAATTCCGTAATATTACCTTGATATAACCGCTTTTTATCTTGTGTTATATTGTATATATCCGCTTTTTTTACCTTACATATATAAAGATAATTACAACCCTGTAACAAGTGTTCGCATTTCGGCTTATCATAAAAGAATAACCGCTTGACGCTTGACGCTTGAGTATCATTTAGGGTATAATAATTATCGCCAAAACAAGACACTTTCAACTTGCCTTGTATATCCTTATTGCTATAATGATATAATGTAATATACTTCATTGTGTTATACCTCTTTTATAAGGCAATAATCCATTACCATAACCTTTATATATACCTTTGTTAAAATTATCTTGTCTTGTTTTTTGTTGTTTATCAAGATATTCGGTATATATAATATCTTGCCATTGTTTTAATATACGGTCTATCCCCTTTGACTTATAAATAACTATATCATTATTTTTTATTGTAGTTTTCATTTTAACACCCCTTTAATTATGATATACTTCTATTATATATCTATCATATATCTTGTAAATAGTAACACCGCCAAAACCCAAAACTAACTTTTTAATTTCCCTAACCGATAATTTATGCCTATGTAAGCGTAACCTGTAATTATAAATTGTCAATTCGCCTTGTTTATTTATACAATAACCGCTTGACTTTACGCTATAAAATACCGCTAATTCGCCTTGATTAAATAAAGAAGTTATACCTTGCTGTAATGCCTCTTGATTATCACAAGTAATAACTTGTATAAAATCCCTGTATAACTTGCCATTATTGAGCCAATAACCTCTAATACTTGTTTTGTGTTTTACTACCTTGTATAATTTTATCATTTTATTTGCCTCCGTTTTAATTTACTACATAACTATTATACACTATAACATTATAAAAAACAAGAGCCAATAGCTGACTTTTTTAAATCTTAACATAATAAAAATAAACTTGATAAAAACCTACATAATACCCTCATAATACTATAATAAAGCCGAATAAATCCCTATACAATGCTAAGATAATAAAAGAGAATAACATCATAATAATAATTAAAGATAATACTATACATAAGATAATAATACAAGTTAAGAATACCAAAAAATCAGCCGAGCCGATACAATATCTAACTTTTGTTAGGAATAACTCCGTTTAATAATATCTTAAATGGAGTATAGCTTTTAGGTATAATTATCATAACTTATTACAGTATAATAACTTATGATAAACTAACGATAGGGGTTAAGATTAGCAAAAGTCAGTTTTTGACCGAAAATACCCTCTACTATAGGTCTAAATAACGCCAAAAATCGTCATTTATGGCTCGAAATGAGCCAAAATAGACCCATAATCGCACTTTATGAGCCCGAAATAATCGTGGCTACAAAACCGCCACTCTTCGTCCTTCTTCCCTCTCCAAGAGCCTTAACCAGGCTCTCGTAGGGCTATAAAAAGCCCTACCAACTGTCCTATAAAATGGAACAGTTGTCCTACAAAGTAGAACAATAACTTCACTAAAATTTCTCTTTATTAAAAAAAAGATTATAATTGCTTAAATAAGCAAATCGCTAGGCGAACCACTAATATTTATTAAATTAGTAATAATATTATTAAGATTTCGATTAATAATCTAAAATGGTTACTTATGTTACAGAGAAGAATGGTTCAGCCATAGGCTGAGAAAGATACCTGAGAGAATAAGGGTTAGATTTAGCGGATTGGCGTAGCCATAAACGAATGGGGGTAGCCAAAAAAAGGTAAATAATAAAGTCGACTTCTGATGGGAAATTAAAAGAATTCTTATATAATATAGTTAAAATAGGAGTTTAAAATGTCTAGTTTAAGGGAATGTCCAGTATTTAGTGAACATTAAGAAAGAGTGGACATTTCAGTTTTAGTAGGTTTAAGTATAAAAAATGAAATGGGTATTACCTACTTCTTAATAGCATAAATAGGGTAATAATTAGCAAAAGGGGGTAATATAGGCAGGTTATTACCCTCTTTATTTGTCAACTTGTTTCCTTCTTTTGTCAATTTAAAACTAATTTATTACTACTAAAAGAGATAGGATTATCTGTTAAGGCGATATTTGTCACAAATAATATATACTTTTTGTGACAAAAATAAATGAACTCTACACTTGACATCAGGGGGTATTATATGATATACTATATTATAGAAGGGAGAAAAAGATGAAAAAATCAAGGTTAGAAAGAAGAATAATAGAGGAATATACGGTATGTGATTATTGTGATATTCCTATTAAGGTTGGTTCAGACGTTTTTGTTAAAATTTATTTTGATGTAGATGGATTTAATGAAATTATATTATGTTCTCCAAATTGTTTAGATAATTATGAAGCAGAAGAATTTATGAATAAATTTAATAGAGATTATAACGAAGACTTTGAAAGAGGGTTTCACGAAACTCCTGAAGATTATTTTGGCTATTTTGAGGAAGAAGAATGATTCCAGAATTCATTATAAGACATTGGAGAATACTGCTATCCTATATACGAATTCAAATAAGAGAATTTAAAATTTATTTAACAATAATGAAATGGAGAATTAATGGCAGGAAAAGACCCTAAAAATTCCTTTTATAGGTTATTAAAATTAGATGATTATTTTTGGAAA